CCGTTGTCGAAGATGCCCTGCATGAAGCCAGAGAAACCATCCCAAGTCAGCGCAGTGCCAGCCTTGATAACCTTGATCGAGCTCGAACCGAGCGTGATCGCAGAACCACCAAGAGTCGCAGCAACCTTGAACGACACAGTTGTCGAAATGCTGACTACGTAGTAAACACGGTCAACACGCAACCCAGTTGTTCCGGGATCGGTGATGACAATCTTGTCGCCATTCGAGTATGCGTGAGTTCCAGTCGCAGTGTCAGTCGCAGTTGTAGCCGTGACTTCACCAACAGCAACACGGTTCACCGTGAGGGCTTCAAGAAGTCCACCAGTCTGACGTGCTGAACCGTTCGTTGCCGGGTTAGCCTCACGACCGTGCCAGAACGAGTAGTTCACATCACGCGCAATAGTCTTCAGCGCGGTCGCAACCTGGTGTCCGTGCTCATCAGCGACAGGGTTAGTTGCCCCATCAGCAGAAGTCCACGGTGCAGCCTCAACAGTCTTGTACTGACCCGTTGCAGCTTCCTTCGTGTACGAGGTCGAAACCGACTCGTGGAAGATCTGCACAACGTTGTCGAGGTTGGCGCGTGAACGCTCTTCCGACGCAGGAGCGTCAGCACCCTCAAGACGTGCACGAATCTCCGGGTCGCGAAGATCCTCGGTCTGCCACTCGAAGCGAGTCGAAGTGGTTTTCTTTCCGCCACCGATGCCACCCGAGAGGGAAAGCAGTGGTGTGTCGGTCGGGGTGACGGTGATTAGTTCGCCGTGGAAGTTCGGCAAATTGAACGTAGTTCCAATACCGGATACGGTACCCATTATTTAGCCTTTCAGTGCAGCTTTTTGCTGCTTCAGAGTGATTACTAGAGGGAAATTCCGGGCCTTCTGGGCAGCAGCGATTGCCGCATCAATGCCCGGGTCTGATCCATTTACCGTGTCGCCAACATTCCCGAGCCCCTCAGAGGACGGGGCAGTGGGAACTGCCGGCAATGACGCAAGGTAGGCATCCGCGTGTTCTTCGAGTTCTTCTCGAGTGGCACCCCGCAGGATTGCGGCTGGAACCTTCTTGTCGTCCGCGACGTCAGCGACGAGCCTTTCTTGCTCGTCCTTTTGGTCACGTTCCGCAAGAGCGTTTTCGGCAGCTTCAGCACGAGCTTGCAATTTCTCGGCCTCAGTTTTGTTCGCTTCCTCGTACTCGTCAAAGCGTTTCGCTTTTTCCTCGTTGCCGTCGGCCCGTGCCGTATTTTTCCTAGCGCGGGATTCCCACAGGCGTGCGAACTCCATCCATTTCTCGGTGCCAGCGTCGAGCGCCGGGGCACCCTCAAGCTCTGTGACGGGAGGCGTTTCGTCTCCAGTCGGCTCGATTGCGGTTTCGGTTTCTGTAACTTCAGACATGTTTAACTCCCATTTCGGGTATAAAAAAAGCCACCCATTTCGGGTGACTCACTCCCACGTTTTGCGGGAAGATTTACATAACGGCTGGACGGCCCAAATCATCAGGCCCAGTAAAGCTGTCATCCAGCCAAGTAAGAGTTGGCCCGAGCTCGCCATGTTCACGAGACACGATCAACTTGCGGTAATCAGGGGCACGGCCACCACGATCAGCCTCACCAACGAACCGTTCGACCTCCGCATGGATAGTCTCGAGGCGATCGCCGTCAATGACTTGACCGGGATCGTTGGGTGAGTTCAGCGGAACTACCGCACAGTCGCAACCGGGATGTATCGGCATCAGATCGCCGCGCGTATAGCGTTGTGTAGAAGCGATCGAACACAGGGCACAGTTTTCACTGCCGGACAGTTGCCGGCGAAATAAGCTGAACCCAGAACGCCCCATCGACTGCTGTGCTTGTCTGTTGCGGGTCTGCTGAATATCTGTTGTCACAATGGACGACAAACGATCCAGCCCGGCCTTCTTCGCAACAGCAAACGTGGAACCCGCAGTCAGCGACGAGTACGCCGTGACAGCAGGACGCTTGTAGACAACATCAAAAGGCACACCGCGATAATCAACCAACGCGCGATTCACACCAGCAGTCCAGCTAATCCCCGCAGCCTGCGACATCCGCCCAATGTAGGCATCCGTCAACTGTGCAACCTGCAATTGCCCAGACCGCACTACGGGCACAATCCGAGCAACCAACCGGTCAACATCCGCATCACGCAACGACGGCGAATTAGTCCACAAAAACTGGACATACGCCAGAATGCGCGAACGAACCGACAACACCGCAGCGTCATACCCCAAAATCAGGCTAGGCGACACCATTAGTGCCACCAGTCAACGTGAACGCCTGCAACTGCTCCAACGCCCTGTCAGCTTCGTCCTCCGAAATCTGATCGGGAGACATGCCCAGAATGTCGCGCTGAATCGTCTTACGAGACTGAACCGCAACCGCCTTACTCGCCGCGTCATAACGTTCAGACATCGACACCGTAGCCGGTGGCACATTCAGCAACTCGAGAGTGTCAGAACCAAGATCGAAACCCTCAGCACGCAACGCATATACAAGAGCAACCTCAATGGCTGGACGGATACGCTCAAGCTCTTCCTCGGCCTGAGCGATCTGGCCTTCCTTCGCAGAAGCTGCACCCTCAGCCGATTGGTTTTCACCATCAGGCAACAAAGCAGAAACGGGCGTAGAGGTCACGGCTGCAAAGTCTCTTGCATCCGTCTTCTCGCCGGCCAACAGTGGCGTAATATCTGCCGTCTGCGATTCCCACACCTCGATGCCCGCAGGGATGTCCCACAGAGCACCAGGGGCAGGATTGAATACTTCTGCCCAGTCAACATCGTTGCCGTTTTCGTCCTCGGTCGGCAAACCGCCCTTCAGCCCACGCTGACGGAACGCCTGCATCGCCGTAATGACCAGACGCTGCAGCTTTCCAAGGTTGATCCGATCAATAACCGCAAGGTGAGGCTCAATGAAGCCCATCCCATTTTTGCGTTCAAGAATCACAACAGGAGGATCGCCAATATAGGACTCGACGGAACCAGACTTCTCCCAGCCACCAGACGCTCGCGCGCGCAACAGTGTTCCCTCGTCGCGAGATGCACGCCGGTAAAGCTGACGCATTCCAGCCGCATACACATACGCATAATCTGCGCCGGCATCAATATCACGCCACACCTTCAGAAAAGCACGAGCCTTCCATGGGCGCAACGGATCAGGCGCCGCAATTGCTTGCTCAGGCTTCTCCGACGAGATAACAGCACCATCAGTGCCCAACCCCGTAACAAGATAGCCAACACCACACGTCAGGTAGTTATCGAGCGCATCAGCAACAACAATGCCCATGCGGTTGTCACGCCACACGCGACGAGCCGCAATCGCAGCAGGGGTATCCGAAGACTCCCCCACACGAATGCCGTTGAACTTGATACGGCGCGCAAGCGAACCGATCGCCAACTGACCATAGTTCGTGCAAGCCTTCCGCTGAAAAGCGGCCCACGATGCGCGCAAGTTCTCGCCCATCTCGGGCAGCGGGGGCTCATTTGAAGCATATGACCGCAACAACACCATTCGCGGAAAACGAGCATCCAACCTTTGAGTAAGGATTGGGAGCCATCCATCCGGCGTAGTAACAGCCATAGCTGCCTCCTTTAGTAGATACGTTTAGGAGCGGTACGCACACGCCCCACAACACCCTTCGCAACTGCATCCTGACGTGCCGTATACGCAAGAACAGCCGCAACAGCAGCGTCGATCTTGTTCACAGATTCAGGATTTTCCTTATGAATCTGCACACCTTGAGCGCCAACACGACGGCGAGCATTCAACACATGCCGTGTCAACGAACGCTCACCCAAATGCCGAATCTCACGATTGGCGATTGCCTCATAAGTACGAGACAACGCATCAGCAACAGCAACACCACGGCGACCAGACATCCACCAATACATCGGATGCCCACCCACAGAACCACGCACCTTTAAACGCGACAGGTATTTCCCCTCCCACGCATCAATACGACCAGTCCACTTCGCAGCAGGGTCGCAATACATTCCAATGACCTGATACGTCTTGAACGTGTCCGCAACCGTCGCTTCAACATCAGCCATCGGAGGAACCCAACCGACCCCATCAGGGCCATCAGGTTGCTCCCACACGCCGAGCTCAAACAACAAACCATCAGACACACGACAACCGATAAGAGCCGTCGCGTCAGCCTTGCCACGCACGCGCCCCTCGGAACCGTCAAAACCAACAGTGATCATGTCGCCCTTAACGGGACGTTCAGGAGCATCATCGGGCAACGGGCCACAAGCCCGCCACAACACCTCAGACACCCACGCATCCTGTGCGCTGTTCGCCTGGTTGAAGTAATAGCGTCGTGAATCGGTGGGATCGTTACGCGGATCTAGAATTTCGTCCATGATCCGCTGCAAATCCATCACGTCTGCGAAAGGCCCATAAGCTTCCCGCAAACCCTCTAACACTTTGGGCTCATTGGACAGATCCGGTGTCGGATCAGCCTCACGGTGATCGAACAGAACCCGTGCACGCTTCGTCTTACCCTCAGATATCAACTTCGCTAACTTGTGTGTGCCCTCAGCAACAGAACCTTGCCCAGACATATACATTGTTGATGTCTCAAGCGACCACGGCGACGCAGCCTTCCGCTTAGCCAAATTTCGGCGCACAGTGGCATACATCCGGTGCAACTCCGGCTGAGTGTAAAGATGCGTTTCGTCAAACACGACGAACGTTTCCTTACCGCCATCCTTTGCAGAGTTAGATGCTGTTGACGGAATGATCTCGCCACCATTCGGCAAAAACACTCGAGTAAGCCCCGCACCATCGCGAGTCATCCCCGCAGCCATCGGGCCAATAGTCAGATTGAAATATACGTTGTCGTATGTGTTCCCAGCCTGTCCCTCTTCCGTCGCCAAGCAACGAATAACCGGGGAAACAACAGGACGACCAACAGGCTCATCATCTGCGAACGAATAAACGAAATCGCAGTCAGGAATCAGACACCCAACATCAGCACAGCGGAACAACTCGCCCGGCTCTGCCCAATGCGAAAACCTGACCTGAGTCAACGCCTCCGCAAGAACAACAAACCCTGCAAGTTCCGACTTCGCGCGACCCTTAGCGCGAGAAATGAACGCCGAGTCATACTGACGGCGCCCATCCTCATCCAGCACATA